TGAAAAAGAAGGCTTTTGAAGTATATTCACTTACTGCTGTTAAGCGGTCCACTATTACTGCAGAAGCCGACGACATCCCTGATAGTATGTTTGGTTTTTAGTCGCCGGTTGGCTTAAGCAAACCTACTTTGGTCGCAGGCTGGCTTAAGCAAACCTACTTTAAGCCGCTTCGCTTTATATAATTATTAGAGTTATCTATATTTTGATATGGGCATCCCTTCATTTTATAGACACTTGGTCAAACAAAATCCAAAACTTATATCAGAAAAACACGGAGGGAAACCGTCAGTATTAGCTCTTGATTTAAACTGTGCAATATATCACTGCCTTTCCAAACTACAGAAAAAAACACCTTATGCGGTGAAAGACCGTCTTGCTTTTGAAGACGCGTTAATCAAGTCGGTTATACTTTATATTGTAAAGTTACGTGACCATGTTCAGCCTTCAGATTTACTGTATGTGGCTGTAGATGGTGTCGTACCAATGGCGAAGATTAGACAGCAACGCATGAGACGATTTAAGTCCGTGTGGGTTGCATCTGAGGAAGGGAAAATTAAGGGTTTAACTGGAACTGATTCATGGGACCGCAATGCTATTACCCCTGGCACGGATTTTATGAATAGACTGACAGAGCGCTTGAATTCCTGGGGCTCATCGTGTGGTCCAGCCTTCGGTACAGTGAAAACTGTAATATCAGGTGTTTGGGACTCTGGCGAAGGGGAGCAGAAAATCATGTCCTATTTGCGTGAAAACAAACCTGCAGGTGAAGTTATTGTATATGGCTTGGATGCTGACCTGATTGTACTTTGCTTATGGCACTTTGAGGTCTATGGCTGGTCATTCAAATTATTAAGAGAGGATGTGGAAATGAAAGGTGGTGTCAAGCTGAACGCATTTGGTGAAGAGACACTTTTGTACTTTGATATTGATATGTTAGCTGGTATAATCACTTCAAAATGGAATGTTGGCATTCACGACTATGTTGGTGCAATGTCATTTTTGGGCAATGACTTTATACCGCACGGATTGACCTTATGTATTAGAGAAGAAGGCATTGACCGCCTTATGGAGATTCTTGAAAAGGCTGAAGACAGTCTAGTTTATAGAGCCGATGACGGTACTTGGGTCTATAATGTAACGACTTTACGGTTTATTATTGCGGCTGTAACAGCGGTTGAGGACAAGTGGCTGCTGTCTGGCTTAGCCAAAAAACTTAAAATGAGTGCTCACGGATATCCGCGCCCTGGTGAACAGCAGTCAGACGTTGAAAAGGCTCTGACAATAATGAACAGTCTTCCTTTAACATGGAAGGTTGAACGGTCTATGGCGTATAGGTCAGAAGAAGGGTGGCACTTATGCGATGGTTGGTCAGAGACTTACTACAGGGACTTTATGTGGTCTGCTTCTTCTGCGGATACAGTGAAAGAGTGGCTCAAGGGTATACAATGGGTTTTAAACTACTATACGGGGTCAAAGCCCGTTGATTTTCTGTGGTATTATCCTTGGTATTTGCCACCCTTATTCAAAGATATTGTAATTGATGATGCGACCTTTGCTTTGGCTTCTGCAGGACAACCCAATCCTATTGAACCACTGACACAGCTTATTATGGTACTGCCAGTTGAGTCATATGCTTTGTTGCCGAAGACACATCGACGCTTACCATTTTTAAAGCCTGAATACTATCCAAAAGTCTGGACGTTTTTCAGTGCCGGTCGTCGGCAGCTATGGGAATGTGAGCCTATGATTCCAATGCTGCCGTACCATGTTGTTTCTGATTTTGTTGAGAGAATAGCTAAGTGAATCGACCATTAAAAAATCACGTTGGTTATAAAATTTGAATAGATTTTCTATTCAAATTCTATAAGGAAAATGAGTTACACTATTGAGTATTTTGGCGCAACTTGGTGCAAGGTGTGCGTTGATGTAAAACCCGCGCTGAAGACTCTTGCAGCCGACGTTGGTGTACCTTTTACAGAGTACGACATTGATGAGATGGAGGGTGACGCAAAGGTTGCCGACATTAAGAAGCTTCCAACAGTTCGTATCTTCAAGGACGGTGCCCTTGTAGAGACGGTTGTTACCAAGCATGTTGACAGCGTTAAGACGACTTTGGCACAGGTTACCAAGGTTGTGTTGACGGATGACTTCTGACGCGATTTAAAGGGTTATTTGAATAAATATAATATAAGAATGCTATCAACCATACACGGTACAATCAATGCGAACGTTGATAACCTTCGTCGCGATATTAACAAGATTTTTTATCAAAATAATGTCGATGATTTAAGAGCGGTCGTATCAAGCCTGGCTTTACCTGTCGTAAGTACTATGAATTATTCAACAATTACGGTACCTTCTTCCACATTGGTAAGTAGTAATCTATACTCAACAATTGTTGCACATTCTTCCGTTAGCAACCTTTACTCAACGTCTTCAAAAATGGTAAGTAGTAATTTGTATTCTACCATTTTATCACCAATAAACATTGAGGACATGTCTCAAATCTTTGATATTAACAGCGACCGCCAATTCAAGCGCATATGCTCTAAATCCTGTGTGTGTTTGTCAACAAATCAGGTTGCTTGCGACTTAAATCTCTTCGATTTAAGTGGTAATTGCACCAAGATTTGTCCATGAGGGCGCGTTCCGAACATAAACAGAAGACGTGTGTATATTTTAATGGGAAACATTCAAGGCAGTCAAGGCATTCCAAGCAATCACCAGCGAATCTGGTTAGAATTATCAAAAATAGAAAATGATACCACAAAGCTGAAGATGCTTGAGACGCTCTTAGCCGGTCAAGAGTATATTGCAAGTTTTAAGAAAATGAACCTGTATTCAGACTTACTTGTTTGGACAACTGCAATTAAAAGGGGCTCATGGGCGGAGTGGCCAGTCTATAAACCTCCGGCTGCGCCTATACCAAATCCAAAGCCTATGTCTTCTTCTATAGTAAATGCGCCGACACGTAGAGCTATGGACTACTTGAATGAAGCATACGATATTCTTGGCTTGTCTGATGGAGAGCCTCTTAATTTGGAAATGCTAAAAGCGGCATACAAAAAGCGGTCACTTGTATTACATCCTGATAAGGGTGGCGACCCTGTGATGTTTGATGCGCTAACAAAGGCGTACCTTTACTTACAAGAGGTCTATAATAAGCTTATTCCCAAGGCGGGTCGTGACCACGCCGATTCAACGCCCGTTACAATGGAGGCGGCTAGAGCACGTCGCGTTGATAACTCTATCCAAATATACGAAGAGGCAGATGATTCACCTGCACTTGTGATTCATGACCCTAAGGCGGCAACTGCAGCAAAACGACAAGGGCAGCAAACACAGTCGCAGCAACCAAGAGAACAACGACCTATTTCCATTAACCCTAAGCAGCTTGACATGAATGTGTTCAACCAGCTTTTTGAGCAGAACAAGCTGCCTGACCCTGAAAAGGATGACGGCTATGGCGACTGGTTAAGTAGCCAAGAGGAAAGCGTGAAGCGCAGTACCAAGAATCTTCGCGGCAAATTCAGCATTGAAACATTCAACAAAACTTTCGACGATGAGGCGCAGGAGCAGGCAGCTGCCGATAAGGGTCGGCAAATTGCTAAATACAACAGTCCTGATGCTTTAATGCTGACGCCAAATGCAGTTGTTCTTGGTGGTGAAAAACCGTCTGAATACACGGCGCCAGCGGGTTCTGCCCTACACTATACCGACTTGAAGGCAGCCTACTCAACCCGAATGACCTTCAGTCAAGAAGTTAAGGATGTTAAAGTCGGTAATAAGTCATATGAGCAAGTAAAAGCAGAAAGAGAAAATAATCCCGGTCCAGCAAGTGAGGATGAGATGAGACATATGGAAGAAGTAAAGCTACGCACAGAGGCTGCAGAAAAACATCGCAAGATGCGCCTGGCTGCCAATGATACTGATGTTGCACAGTATCACGAAAAAATCAAGTCGCGCCTACAAATTACTGCTAAACCACTACAATAACTGGTCGCGTGTTTATTAGTTGATGTTAAAAATATATAAGGTCATTAGGATGGATTCAGACGCTAACGCCATAGTTTTATTATCTATAGCGCTAGGAGCGATTACGACTATTTACTATTATAATAAGGGGGCTTTTGCTTTGCTTCAACAAAAGCAGCAAGAAAAAGTTGAGCACTTTGTTGACAATGTTGCAAAAAATATTGTTTCTACGCTGACAGTTGTTAAGCGCAAGAAGCCGGTTTTGTGGTTTGTCGTTGATGATTTTGGAACAAATAATAGACGTTGGATTGACTTTGGTGCACGCTCAAGTCGCGACCTTAACATGGGCTTTTTGTCTGTTACGAAGGCGCGCTGCATGTTCACACAAGGTGCCGACTTTGATGTTCGTCTATGTTTAGGACGGGCATCAGTAGCACAGGTACTTTATGAGGCTGGAGGCGTTGTGCCCGATAATCATATGAGTGTAGTTCCTTCCTTGTGGCGGGCTTGGGCGCGCTCAGCGCTTTTATCATACTGCGGTGGACTCTACTTTGATGGCTTTGGCTTATGTCTAGGTCCTAGCTTTTTAACTTCTGTGTTGGGCAAAGAAGATGCGGTTTTCGGCACTGAACACGATGAACCCCGCACTAGTGCCCTAGATGGCTCATGCAGTCCTTTTACCGGTTGGGCATCTGGACCTAAGCACGCCTCCTGGTCTGCGCTCAATGCCGACATTGTTGACCTGGTTAACGCTGGACCTACTGCGTGGACTAGTGCTGTTATTAGAAACCAGGTCAGTCAGTGGTACAATAAACACATTCGTAATGCAATGCCAACACTTCGCTACAGTGAATGGTCACGCCGCCGTGACGGGCGACCTATTGAAATTGAGGACTTATTTGGTCGTTCATACAGCAACCTTAGTGATGAATTTATACCTGGTGAAAACGCAGTCTATTTGCCTCTTGATTATGAGACTATTGACCGCTCCGTAACCTATAAGTGGTTCTTGAGTCTATCTGCGGAGTCTATTGTTGGTCCTGATTCTAAGTTCTTATGGGCGTCCCTCAGTCAAAATATTCGCCGGTAGAAATAATGATAGCCGGCTCAGCGCGGATAAGCTTGGGCTTATGCTCTATATTTTTAGGCATCGGTCTCTTTATAATTCTACGCGGTGATGCAAATGATACTTATGCAGGAATTTTAGTGTGCTGTATTGCACTCATGCAGCTATTTGACTATGGCATTTGGCGCAATTTACAATGTACGCCCGGCGACTCAAATGATAGGGGTACGCGTGGTTTATACATGCTAATGTGGTTGATGCCTGCAATTCTATGCTTATCGGCAGCATTTTTAGCAACAAACGTGTTTGCCGACCCTGCCTCAAGAATATTTTTAATGGGTGTGGGTGGCGCCTTTGGCTTACTGGCGCTAGCTATGATTTCCGTAGTCTATGAAAATAAAAATACAATGTGCACTGTTCCTGGAAAGGGTTGGCAGCCGAATTACGGCTTCCTTCACGATGAGAAAATCCCGATGCAACCGAATTTACTTCTTTTTGTTGGATTATTAATTCCGACACTGCTTGTTGACCCGTTTATGCTTGGTGCAGGAACCGTAGGAATAGCTATTGGTTCATACGCATTGAGCAAACAATTTGACCCCTTTTCCGATGGCGAATGGTTGTCTGTTCACGCGTTAACAATGAATGCTGTTGCTATTTGGGCGCTTTTGGTGCCCGCAATCAGGCGCGATTTGACGGGCGTTAGTGGTAAGTTTTAATTTGATTTTATAATAAGGCGCATTTGAAAGGCGTTTTATTATATGTGTATACAGTAATATGCTTCCCGCCCCTCAAGGTAAAGTGGCGGCTAGGGCTGCTCAAAAGGCAGCAAAGGCTGCAGACCTCCAAGCTCAGGGCAATGCTGCTCTAGCAGCAGCTGCTGCCAAAATTAAGGCTCAAGAGAAGAAACATGCTTTTAAAGACCTCTTTGACAAAATTTCAGGAACTATTACTAAAAACCCAAATATTCCAGGTAATTCCGTTGAGGCAGCAAAGCCATGGCAGGACCTTATTGATATAATCAAAAAAGAGCCGTCATTTATTAATAATAAAAATACAAGCGGTAAGACTCTATTGGCAAAGGCTATAGATATGAAGAAAGCGCGCACAGTCAAATTACTTTTGGAAAACGGTGCGTCGATAGATTGGCCGCTTAGAGAGGATGGAACTCCTGCGCCAACAACTCATCTATACTATGCTGCGGCTAGTACAAATGAGATTTTACTTACTGTTTTATCTACTATGACGCCTGAAAAGAAAGCAGAATATTTGAATAAAGGACTAAGTCCCTTACATGCCGCCATTAATTCTGGTGACCTATCAAATATTAATCTCATTCTTGATACTGCAAAAGCTGTATTAAGTCCTGAAGCTGCAAAGGCATTTGTTAGAAAACTAGGAGATGGTGGTGTTACTTCATTAATGCTTGCTGCTGCTATGTCAAAAACAGGTGATGGGCTACAAATTTTTGATAGACTACTGGCGGAAGGGGCGCGGGAAGATGTAGGTTTGTCTGATGCAAACGGACGTAATGTACTGTTTAGACTGATTCATGAAAAACCTAAAATGGTCCAGCAGCAGCCTAAACCTGCTAAAAAAGTATCAACATATCCCTTTTTTACAAAGGTGTTAGACCTTCTTCCACCGGTTGATGGCGTATTACCTATAAATAAAAAAGACAATAGAGGCTACACACCTTTAGCAATTCACTTAGTTGATAGACCTAGTTTTGATTTTGTAAAATATCTAGTTGATAAAGGCGCCGATATTAATGTTACTACACATGATGGGTTATCGCTATTCCACCTCATAACCGACAAACATGGATTCAAGTATGCAGATGATTATGAATCTATTGATTATCTAAAATCTAAGGGTCTTAGTATAAATGTTCAGGATGGCAAAA